GTGGTCTTCAATCCACTTCCGGTCCTTAGCCAGCGCCGGGGAAAAGTCGAACGCGCATTCGGCCACCAGATCGGACGACCGAACCACAGTCGTGAACAGGCCGGAGATCTGCTGCAGGAAGGTGTTGGTAGCGCTTACCAGCAATTCCTCCGGTTTCTCGTAGTTCCGCATTGCCAAAACGCCAATCTCCCGGAAGGCGGCCAGGGCACCTCCCATCCGCTCCTCGAGGTGCTGTCGCCAGACCCTCGCCTTGCGGATGGGGAGCGCCTCGACCTGGTAGGACCGGCCGCCGATCTCGACTGTGATCGTCTTCATGGTCAGCTGCCGGCCGGGATGACCCGCTGGAACACGAACATGCGGCCCGGGTCGGTCACATCATCGACGTCCGCCAGGGCGTTGACCTGGAGTGGCACGCCGGTATATTCCTTATCCTTGCGGGAGAACTTCAGGTCGCCGTTGAGCTTGGCCGTTCCGCGCGGGATGAAGAATCGCACCGGGGTCTCAGTGCAGGCAGCATCACACAGGATGCCCTCGAAGCCCCAGGTCAGCTCATCCAGGCACACGTCGTTCCCCACGATCAGTTCCTCGTAGGGCGTGCCGGATCCCGCCGGGGTTGAGACTGCGCCCACGGCCAGCCCCAGGTAATCGCCGGTCAATTCAGCCATGACCGTCTCCAGCGCCAATTCCTCTTTGGTCCGGAAGCGCCGAACCGGGCCAAGGAACTCCTCGACTTCGATGGGGGCCTCATCCGTGGTGTATTTCAGGGCCACGGCCTCCTTGGTCGCGCCGATCTGCTCCCAGTTGCCACCCCAATCGTCGCCGGCGCCGATCACCGCCGGATCCGGGAAAGCTTCCCCAACCGGAGCATGCCAGACGACCGCCCCCGACTTGAGGATGTTGAACACATTCGGAATTGCCATTGTGACCTCCTAGTCACCCAAATCGCCGATGATGACCTGGTAGAAGCTCAGGACGAATGGCCACGCCGGCTCCGGTTCCTGCTGCCGGAGCACTTGTGGATAGACGTCCAGCTGGGCCATCTTGATGCGGTCCGATCGTGCAAAACTCAACGCTCTGAATACCGCATGATCTACCTCCCTCGCCATCGCCTCCGTGGGCGCGTAGCATCTGAACTGGTAGGACGGCCAGAGGATCAATCCGCTTTCATCTGGCCCCTGGCCTCCTCGAGCTGCAAACAGGATGGCCGCTCCGTCGTCGGGCGTGTATCCCGTCGGCAGATCTGTCGAAGCAAAGACTCGCTGGTCTACGAGCGGCGCCAGGCCTGGATCGGCCACGAGCAGATCACGGATGTGAGTATCGATGTCCATCAGTCGTGGTTCTCCTCACGAAACACCCGCTCGACTTCGACCAGGGCGCCCGTGTCGGCCGCCGTGTCCACGGCGCCAGCGAAGAGGAACGACTGGCGCATCTCCTGATAGATCGAGTAGTTCGCCCCCGCTACCACCATCGCTTCGTCCTCCGATGGCAGACTCTCGTCCAGCACTTCCCGATCCGCCCTCGACTTCGCCGCGCCCTCCGCCTCACCAAAACCGCTGCCCTGCTTCGTGACCGGGTAGATGGCGGCCCGCATGAAGCCGGTATCCACCTGGTCATTCTCCGTCACCCGCACCACTGCATGAGCTACCACCTGATGGGCAATCGCCGCCATGCCCTTCTCGGTGGCATCCTTCACGCGCATGAGCACGTGATCCAGGTGCAGGTGAACCTCGACCTCGGCCATCAGGATCCGCTCCCGCTTCCGGCGATGCCCGCGCCGAATGTGACCAGGCGGAGGTTCAACAGCAATCCGCTCGGGCCCAGCCGGGGCATCCCGATGCAGGCGAAGACCCAAGGCATGACCAGCGCCTCGCCGTACCGGTGCGTGATCTGTACCCGGTCGACATGGGTCACATCCGTGCCCACTGGCAGCCGCAGGACCGCATCCGTCAGGATCACCTCGGTCCCATCCATGACTTCGATGTGTTTGGTCGGGTTCAGGCCGCACTCGATCGGCGAGCTCCACGAGAAGCCGGCCACTGGCATCCCATAGTCATCCGTGCTGAGGACGACCCGCTGCCCGAGCAGACAGGTATCCATCATCGCGGAGTCCTGTGTATCCCGCATGCCATCCAGCTCGCCGAAGTCGAACGCCTTCATGACCATCATGCACTCAGCCTTACGAAGATCGCCGGGATTGGTGCGGCCGTGATCAGCGTCGGTGTCGTTGGGAATGTTGCGGGTAGCGCGCCGTAAGTTTGGGCAGCATAGAGACCGGCATTTTGCGCAGTCCCCAGGGCGTTTGAGTGGCCCAGCACGGCAATGACCGCGGCCACCGGGATACAATAGATCGCTGGCGTCGCCTGGCACAGAATCACCAACCAGTACAACGAGTTCTGGCTGAGGGCCTGGCTGATGGTGATGCTCTTGACGCCGGTGGCGGTCACGTCGATCGTCCCCGCGTCGAGGACCAATGAACCCGGATGGCACAGGCTGGCCCCGCCTGCGTCCGCGTAGATGCCAAGCCGGGCCAGGCCTGTACTCAGGGTCGAGACATAGACGCCAATCCGATCCAGAGTGATGCCCCTGGGTACCGGGAAGGGCATGGCATAGAGCCGACCGGCTACGAGGGCCGAACCCGCCAGGGCCGTACCCGCCTTGGGCGACGTGTGCCAGGCCTCGTACTTGGTGGTGCCGTAGTGCCGGTAGTAGGCCTCCTCTGGAGCCGCCGCCGCCGGTGCGCCCTGGCCCACCAGCCCAGCGCCCGACCTGGCCAGGACCTGGCCATCGCCGATGGCGCCCGCGGCCAGGAGCTGACCGCCGCTCTCCCGAATGCCGCGCACATCTGGCGATGAGGGCGTGCCACCGATCTGCCCGGCCACGACAACCTTATTCCCGAGATCCGTCACCAGGCCGGTGACCTCGCTCTCGGCATGGCTGTGCGTTGTCGGCGTCCTGGCATTCGACATCCGGGCATCATTGCCCTGAACAGCCACGTTGGCGGTCGACTCCCCGTCGGTCGCCAGCTCAACAATGCCCTTTGCCGTCGTGGTCGCGTCGGGCAGGTTCGCCGCGGGCACCTTGCTCCCCGCGTCCAGACCAGCATACCCGGAGGCGGTGCCCTTGCTTGCCGTCTTCTCGAGGTTCGTGGCGCCCGAGTGAGGACTGGCCAGTCCATCGTGCGTGCTGACCTTGGCGGCCGAGCCTGCGACTGTCTCAATAATGGATCCGCCAACCCCGTGAACTCCTGTGCTCAATCCGGCATGAGTGGTGATGTCCGCCGGCGTTGCCTTGGCGGCCAGGTCGCTCACCAGATTGGCGACATCGGATTCGCCATGGCCGTGGCCGGTGGCGGACTTGCCATCGAGCGCACCCTGCAAATCGGTTTGGGTGGACATGGTGCCGCCAATGCCACCCCACTGTGAGGGCCCGGGTGGTCCTTGGGATCCCGTATCGCCCTTTACGCCAGGATCGCCCTGTAGCCCCTGGATGCCCTGTGAACCCTGCGCGCCGGCGTTGCCGGTATCGCCCTTATCGCCCTTCGGGCCTTGCGCACCATCTGCGCCAGCAGAACCTTGACTTCCGGTTGCTCCAGGATCGCCCTTTGGGCCTTGGGGACCCTCCGGACCCTGGGGGCCTGGAGGCCCCTGTTCGCCTCCTCCACCCCCGCCTCCCCCTTCGCCTGGATCGCCCTTTTCTCCCTTGGGTCCAACATATCCTCGGTCGCCCTTGTCGCCCCTTGAACCCTTGGCGCCATCCGCGCCATCTATGCCGGCCAAACCCCTCGGCCCAGCGTCGCCCTTTTCGCCTTTGGGACCGACGGGACCGACGGGGCCAGTAAAGCCTCTTGGTCCCCTGTCGCCCATGGGGCCTTGTGCACCCGGAGCGCCCGATCCGGTGGCCCCACGTTCTCCCTGGTCGCCCTTGTCTCCCTTATTGCCTTTCGGGCCCTGTTCGCCAGTTGGGCCCACTTCCCCCTGGCGACCCTTCGGGCCTTCGGGACCCTGAGATCCCTCGGATCCACGCTCGCCTCCTAGACCTTGGGGTCCGATCAATTCCCTGCGATGTTTCCATGCCTTGGCGCCACTGAGGATCGTCTCCTCAGAGGGTGTTCCAATGCCAAGGCGTTCCGGTGGAATGATCCCATCCGGCGGATCGATCGGTGGCAACTTACCCCGCGGTACCCTGCCCATCAGCTGCCCTCCGGCTCGCCAGGCTCAACCACGGACCGAAGCGTCCGCACACTGGCCCGGGACTTGAAATGCCTGGCCATCTGCATGCACTGCAGATGGACCTGAGAGCGGGAGAAGTTCCCCCCATCCGCCGAGAAGTCGAAATTACCCACGGCGGCCGCGCCCTTCTCTTCCCAGACATCGGCTGCAGCTGCGGGCAAGTCGTAGGTCGGCGTCCAACCGATGTCCGTTGGCTTGAGGCCGTCGGCATCCCGGACCGCCCAGGCTTCGATGTAGTCGCTGAGCACGGCGTCTGGGTAGTTCGTTTGAGTCGGCTCGGCTACCATGCGTCGCAGGGCCAGGATGAAGTCAGCTCCCACCATGCGTCACCTTCCTCAGGATCACGAGCGAGTCCACCACGGTCACCACGCGCCAAGAGGGATTGCGCCGGCGGTACCTGTCCACAGCCAGCCGCACGCCCTTCATGTATCCCTTGGCGTAGTCATGGCAGGCCATTATGCAAGCATGGGGGGCGAAGTTTCTGAGATCCGCCTTGACCACATCGTATGAGTGCTGCCCATCGATGAATAGAAGATCGATCGATTCCTTCCAATGCGCTCCAATGGAGGCGCTATCGCCATCGATCACATCCACATTGGTCACGCCGATCCGGGTCATTTCCTTCACCAGAGCCGCGGCCGTCGGGATCTTCTCATTCTCCGGCGGTTGCCAAGAGAAGTTGTCGATGACGATGATCCGAGCCTTCGGGTTGGCCAGGGCGAGGATCCCGGTGGTACCGCCATAGAGCCCGCCGATTTCGACGATCAGGCCGCCCGCCGGCACGCGTTCTGCGAACACGGCGAGAGCCGAACGCTCGGCCAGGGTACTCCTGGTCGGTATCCCATTGGCGTATTCCGTCTCATGGCCTGTCATCGATCTACCCTGCCCGTGCCGTAGACGTGCCAGATGATCGTCCCGGATTCGCGCTTCTTGTTGTTCCACTCCGGACCCAGATGGACGACCCTGAGCTCCGGCACCTGATGCGCGGCCCGGCGCAGGGCCATCTGCTCATTCCAGGACTTGAAGCGCCGCCATTCCTTGCCCCACAAGTCGAAGAGGCCTTTGGTCGCTGGCGATTTGCGCCAGAAGATCACGCCGGCATTCCAGTAGAGGTCAGCGGCCGCACCGAGTTCCTTGATGGTGTGCTCGATCTCTTTGCGGAAGCCCGTGGCCATGTATGGGTTGGCGCCAGGTCTGGGCCTCACATACCATGGAATGCTGTGCCGGTGCGGCCAGATAGCCATATCTGCATCATCCAGGAAGGCGAACCCAGACATGACATCGGCAAGGATGGTCGTGTCGGCATCCAGATAAAGGGTTCGATCAAACGGCGAGAGACCGTAGAGCTTCGGCTTCGTCACCCCCGACATGAAGCCCCTTCGCATGAGCGCCCGTGTCCTCCAGACCTTGATCTCTGGCGGCCAGGGGATCGTTTCGACGCCATAACGGTGCATGGATCTGTCGCTGACGACGAGGATGTCGAGGTTCGGCGAATGCTGGCGCAAGGAGGCAATGGAGGCCCCGCAGCATTTGACCGCAGTCGGTCCAAAGGCTTGATAGATCACGCCGCGCGTCTCAGGCATTGCAGAACTCCCGGATCGCCTCTACCGCTGCTTGGGCCGCGTTCCCGCGGACCGGATAAACATCCTGCGTGGCCGCGTGGCGCAGCGCTTGCTGCTTCGGTGCATCCTCGATCGCCCGCGCCACCGCATCCACGAGCTCTTCCTGCTTGTTGCAGATCACCCCGACATCCTCATGCTCCCAGAAACGCAGGCCGTGGTTCACACGCCGGCGGTACTTCGGTGAGTTCATGACCACCACGGGCCGGTCGAGGGAGGCGAACTCGTAGAGCGTCGAGCTCGAGTCGTTCACGTAGACATCGGCCCGGGCCAGGACATCCTCGAAATCCATGAGGGTGTCAAAGCCGGCCCGTTGATACCTCTTCGCCAGGAAACTGATGGCGCGGGGATGGCCATGTCCGATCATCCGGTAGTGCGCCGGCAGTTCCGGGATGGCATTCTGGAAGAAGGGCCAGGCCCAATCCGTCTCGTTCACCACCGTGCAATGCCAATGGAAGCTGATGCACACCAATGGGCCGGCGGGATCCGCGGGCTTTGCGTCCTGGTTGTGCCAGTGGTCGAGCTTTGGGCAGCCGATCGCCCGGACCATTGCCTTGGGATGGGACTTGCGATTGCGGGCAGCCGCGTACTCGTTGGGATCCAAGAAGAGACCGACCCGGTCGAGCCAGTGACCGCCGCCGGCATAACTGGTGTGGTTCAGCCCCAGCCACGAGAAGCCGGCGCCGTGGTTCAGGTAGATCTGGGGTGTGAGTGGCCCCCATCGATCGATGATTCGGCGAAGATCGCCGGATGATGCCGTCAAGAATGGACCCGGTGCTCTTGCCTTATGTAGGCCGAAGTTCAGCACCTCGGCTCCCGTGATGCCTCGACCCTCTACCCAAGGGATCAGTTCGGGCCTGGTCACAAGGAACACGCCGCGGCGGTTCTCGGGAAGAGCATGCCAGATGGGAGCCAGGTGGTCGAGGAAGTGACGCTCGGAGACGAGGACAGAGATCGGTTCCGCCAAGCGGTTCCGATCCTCTTTGGCTGGCCATTTCCGCTGCCGGGAATGAGCCGAGGCCGGCCTCCCGGAGGAGATCGGGACCGGTGTGACCGGCCGATCCCCCTGATCGGCCGGTCTCCGCCGCACCCCAACCCCGATGGGCTGGGCCATGGTTTGCGCCTTCCTCAGCTGCCTGAGCCGAAGGCACCCGTCAGAACCGAGAACGGGTAGCGCGTGGTCGCGTCATCGTTGATCCGGTTGATCGGGTTCGGAACCTGCCAGGCCAGGCGCATGACCGCCCGGAGGGCAACCATGTCTTGCTGAGGCAGGTTGAACACGATCTGGCCGAACTCATCGGTGATCACGGCCTCGGTCAGGATCTTCCAGGTGATGTCCTGTCGGAACGCGTAGACGAGTTGCGTCCAGTCACCCGTGATGATGGGCGAGAGAGCCCCATCGAACGCGCCGTTGCGCGGGAAGATCATCGGCTGCCCGTCCAGCGTGTAGCGGGTCTTCTCCTGCTCCCCGCCGGACACCCCCCCGTTCAAGGTGGCGAAGATGGGAATGCCTTCCGGTCCTGGAGTGCGCAGGCCACGTAGAACAGCTCGTGTCTGGACCGCGGACGCATGACCCGTGACGAAGTAGCCGTCCTCTTCGACCAGGGAGATCAGACCTCCGACGCCCATGACCGCGTCGAAGGGATCGGTGAGAGCGGTCGTGTTGCCGGCCGCCACGCAGGCATCGTAGATGTCCACCGGCCAGGCCGCCGGCGCATTCGTGCCCCAGAAGACGGCCCGGTCGATCACGCCCCCGATGGCCTCGACGATCCGGGGCTTGACTTCGCCCCAGATGTCGTAGTTCGCATCGTCGAGCACGGTTTCCGGGATGGGAACGATGCAGGCGATCTCCTCGGCATTGAGGTATTGGTTCTCCCACATCGCCTTGGTCGTCTGCTTGAGACCCTTGTCCACGTCGCCGCTGCCGCTTCCGCCGCCGGGCACGCCGGTGACGAAGTAGGCCGATGGCAGGACGCTCAGGACCGGCGTCCGGGTCACCCCGCTCGCCATGTCGGGAAGTCGGCGCCCAAGTTGCAGGACAGCTGCCTGCTCGACCGCGCCCTGGATGATCTCCCGGGCAGTTTCCTCGGGGATGAGCGCGCTCGCATCTCCCCGGCTGATGTAATCGCTATAGCCCATGACGCACCTCCGTGCGTGTTAGCGGCGGCCGGACGCCCTGCGGATGATCTCGTTCATTCCCACGGCCGGGCGGCCATCGCCCCCTGTGCCGGCTCCGGCGTTGCCCTTCGGCGCTGGCGCCTTGCCGGCGAATAGCTCTGGGTACTTGCCTTTCAAGGTCTCGAAGCTCACGTTGCCTTTCTTGTCGAACAGGTCGTCCTGGACAGCGACGACGTAGGCCAATTTGAGATTTGCGACACCGGCTGCGTGAGCCGCCTCATAGAAATCAGCCTTCCGGTCAGTTTCCTCGATCTTGGCCAGGCTACTACCTAGCTGTTTCTCAAGATCCGATCCCTTCTCGGCCTTGGCCCTTAAGGCCATCAATTCGGTCCTGAGAGTCTCACGATCTGCCCTTTCAGTAGCCTGAGTTGCCTTCCAGCTTTTCTCCCTCGCGGAGAATCGATCCTGGCTTTCCTTTGGTTGCTTGGCCAGCCATTCCTCGAAGGTTTGCTCCTTCGGCGGCTGCTGGTCAACGCCCTGTTGAGCACCGGCCTGGCCTCCGGTACCAGCGGTCCCAGCCCCACCAGCGCCCTGTCCACTGGTCCCAGCTGCCGCTGTCCCGGTTCCCCCGACATCTCCTGGACTCAACTGCATTCTGAGCATCTAAATCCTCCGGGCATCCCGCCCTGGTGATCGAAGCATCCCGCCCCGATCGGTAGTACGCGAAAGCGCCCTCAGTCCCATCACGGGACCGAGGGCGCCAATCTCCTCGAGAGGGCGGCCAATGCCGCCCGACTCAGTTGTCTGCGCTACTCTAGCACAGAACGCGCCGAAGCGCAATCACCGGCCGATCTCCTCAAGCGACCGCACGCCCAGGGTCGGCCCCCAGGTAGGATCCTCCCCGGTGGCCACGAACTGCCGTAGATCACTCACCTGGCCGGAGCTGTACAGATCGTACCTGGCCGGCCCGAGGATCCCGCGCTGCACCTCTTCCGGTTGGACGTCGAGCCAGTCTTGCCCGGCTTGCCACTCGACCGCCGGCATGTCCAGAACGATGGGCACCATGGCGCAGCGATCGTTCGGGTGGATCTCCATCAGTTCATCGGTTTCATACTCTTCGCCATCCATCGCAATGCAGGCCAGGCAGGTATCGGCATCATGGGCTGCGATCCGGCGATAGCCCGTGACGACCCCACTCTGTTGGTATTCCAGGCGCGAGGCCTCACGGTAGGTCCGCAGCATCTCGGTCCTGGCAATCGTCATCATGCGGTCCAGGCCATCGGTCATCCCATCGGCCATGGCCCGGGCAACCACCCGCGGGTTGTCCCCGACCGCAATGCCGCGGATCAAGGCATCCGTCAGGCCGTCGACCGCATCCGGCCATGCAGCTCGCAGCAGTTGGCCGAGGGGTGCATCAAAGCCGGGGCCCGCCATACCGACCATCGTCTCGACAACCGCAGTAGGCACGACGTTGAACTGGAGGGGAACCTCGAGTCCCGCATCAATCATGGCTCCGCGAATCCCTTCGGCCGAATGGAGAACTCCGAGTACAGCCAGGTGCCGCTGCTCCTCCCGGATGAATGGCAGGATGCTGGTACCGAATTGCCCCAGCCGGTTCTGAACGGCAAGCAGGAGATCCCGGTATCGATCGAGTTCGGCCAAGCGCCAGAGGACGACTGTCTCGCCGGCTGCCCGCATCTCGGCCACCCGACTCGCGAGCGCGTAGATCCGTGCCTCGAGCTCATCTTCGACGGCAAGCCAGGCGCGGCTCATGTGGTCAAGGACGCCGCGTTCTCCGGCTAAGAGGGCGATCCGGTGTTGCGTGACTGCCCGGATGACGGCAGACTGCTCCTCGGCCAAGGCCTATCCCTTCCCGGCCTTATGCCGGATGCTCTCATTCATGTACAGGGCCGCCAACTGCTTGTTTGCAGCCTCCCGAGTAGGATGACAGCCCAGCGACGCGCCAACTGCCTCGCCTCGCTCGTCGTGTTTGTAGACACAGAAGGGCTTACTCGGCGGCCCGGTCTTGAACACCTTGTACGGCATTCGGATCCTCCTTGTCCTTGGGCGTCCCCGGGGGGGGTTGACTCATGGTTCGCTGTGCCCGCACGAGCGCAGCCGCCAATGAATTCTTCTCGGCTTCGCTGGCCTGTTTCTTGTCCTTCTCCATCTCATCGAGTTCAGCCTGCGTCCACCCCTCGCGGCGGAGCGCCGTGATCAACGGGATGCCGGCCCGGGTCGAACTCTCCCGAATTTCTGCCTGCGTCTTGGGCTGGATCGTTTCCACGGCGGCCCAAGAAACAGCGATCGTCTGTTCGTCGATCTCCTGTCCGGCCGCCTTCAAGGCGAAGGCTGCGACCTCCCGCCAGGTGGGGGTCAGGTGATCGATCCGGTCCTGGACCTTCTTATTCAGTGGCGCCTCGAGCGCAATGAGTGCCTCGCCCGATGGATCTCCCCCCTGCGCGAAGAGGAAATGCTTGGGCGTGTTCGTGATCCGGCCGATGTCCGCGGCCAGCTTCTCGATGGCGTCGGTATAGTTCTTCAGATCGCTCGCCTCGAACTGCCCGACGGAGGTCGGC